AAATATTGTTAACGGAACTTATCTTTTAAAATTCCGCGATGATGGTGGAAGGCTTAGTTCTGGCACAGCAACAATTAGTTTAATAGACACAAAGCCTGATGTATTTCCTAAAATTACAGTTCTAACAGATCGGGAAGATTTAGACAGCCCACCTTTTCAAGGTACGAAAGTAGATTGTTTTTTCTCTGATGAAGTTAATGGTTTAGTTCTTGGATCTCTTGAATTATTAGATGGGGTTACAGATTTTGATGCAATAGCTGATTTTGATTTCTTAGGGGCTGTCGATATTACAGGAGGTTCATATACTTTTGCTAATACTTTAGATTTAGGAGGTGTTCAAACTTTACATTTAAGAAGGCACTTTGTAACGCAAGGTTTTTATCCCAACGATCTAATAGATAAAAGAACAGCAAATATTGATACTTGGACAGATTTTGACGGAACTTCTGTTGCTGTAGATGTGGGAGCAAAATTATTAGTTGCAACAACTGACTCTGATCCTGATTTGTCAGTATCAGCTACTTACGCAATATCAGGAACAACCATTACAATCACTAAGTCCTCGCATGGATATAGCGTTGGTGGTTTTGTTACTGTTGATTTTACTTCTGGAACAGGTGTTGATGGAGATTATGAAATTCAATCTGTACCAAATGCAAATACTTTTACATTAACCTCTGCAACTTCTTTAACTACTAGCGGCAACTGTACATATTCAGCAGAGTTTTCACAATTTAATCCTTTTGTTAATGGAACTTTTGTTGCAAGAGGTTTTAAATTTAGATGTGATATGGATTCTGACGACCCTGCACAATCAATAGAAATAGATCAGCTTGGATATACGGCAGAACTACAAAGTAGAACAGAAACAAGTCTTGGAAATGCAGCCGCTTCAAGCGGTGGATTTATTGCAAGCGGTACTTCTACAAAGTCTGTAACTTTTACAAACAGTTTCTTTACTGGTCAGTCAGGTACTAGCGTTGCAGCAAATAGTGTTTTACCATCGATAGGCATAACAATAGAAAATGCACAGTCAGGTGATTTCTTTACTTTGTCAAATATCACTGGCACAGGTTTTGATATAGATATAAAAAATGGGTCAAGTAATGTAAACAGAAATTTTAAATATGCAGCTACAGGCTTCGGGCGTGGTAGTTAATACTGGTTTAGGATATACTTAGAGAAAATTTTGGACTAGGAAATGGCACAACACGATTACGTTATAGATAACTCCACAGGGGCAAACGTCAGGGCAGACATCAATAGCGTTTTACAGGCGATAGCAAGTAATAATTCTGGTTCTTCTGATCCTTCAACGACAGTTGCATCACAATTTTTTGCTGATACAAACGCAGGCATAATGAAGTTACGTAATACTTCAAATAATGGTTTTGTTAATCTCTTTACTTTAGCGGGTGGTATTGATGTAGATGCTGCAAGTAACTTTAATGAGGATGTAACTTTTACAGGAGCAAGTGCAAATATAGTTTTTGATAAATCAGATAGTTGCTTGGAGTTTGCTGATAATGCTAAAGCTAAATTTGGAAGTGGAGATGACACACATAT